GGTCAACAACTGACCACTGATGGCACAGGCGTTCTTTCTTGGTCGTCGGCTGGCGGCACAGGTACGGTAACTTCGGTTGCTGGTGCTGGCACCGTTAACGGCCTGACCCTGACTGGTACGGTTACTTCTTCGGGTTCTTTGACTCTGGGTGGTAGTTTTGCTTTGGTTGCAGACACCGTTGCTAACCTTCAAGCCGTGGGTAACGCAATCAATACCACAGGCAAATACACTGGCAAGATGGTCGTTGTTCTCTCAAGCGGTCTGATTTTTACCGCTACGGGTTCGGCTGCTGCCGATGTTTGGAGAGCCTCTGACGGTACTACTGTTGCGTCTCCGGTTTAATAGGAGCCAATCATGGCTACTATGCAATATGACGTACTAGCGTCGCAACCACTGACATCGACAGGCAACTTCCTAGACCAGAACGGGTTCGCCATCGGGCGTGCCCGTATCAAAACAATCTATGCGGTCAACGGTACAAATGCAGGTTCTGTAGTTATCCGCAACGGTTCAACCGGCAAAATCTTGGTAACCGTTAATACGGCGGCAAGTGGCACGGCTGGATATACCATCATCCCTCTTCCCGGTGAAGGCATCCTTGCAGACAACGCTCTGCACGGCACTGTGACCGACACCACTTCGCTTACTCTGATTTATGGGTGATCGACGTGGCTACCAAACCCGTATCTAAGAAGACAATGGCATGCAATAAACCGCGTGCCACCCCGTCTCACCCTAAAAAATCGCACATTGTTAAGGCGTGCGAAGGGGGCAAGGAAAAGATCATTCGCTTTGGGCAACAAGGCAAAAAGGTCGGCACCGTGTCAGGTACGGCGGGTAAACCAAAGGCGGGGGAGTCTGCACGCATGAAAGCCAAGCGGGCTAGTTTCAAAGCCCGTCACGGTAAAAACATTGCAAAGGGTAAAACGTCAGCAGCCTATTGGGCTGATCGCGTTAAGTGGAGTAAAGGTGGAGAAGTTTGATGGAGATGATGATATGGAACATCATACTTACCTCGATTGTTGGCATCATGGCCTTTCTACTCAAAGGTAAGTTTGATGAATTGGACCGTCTCGGTATCTTGCTCAACAAGACCCGAGAGGAAGTTGCTCGTGACCATATCACTCGTGCGGAAGTGCACCGTGATATGGAGAAAATTATGGAACGCTTTGATGCGGGAATCTCTCGACTTGAAGCGAAGATCGACGATCTACGTAAAGAAAAGAGGGTTTGAGTATGTCTGACGAGAACCGCATGAAATACCGTAAGCCTACGGACAAAGAAAAGGCAAAACTAAACAAGTCTCGCGAGATGATGCAACGTGGCATCGAAGGTGAGAAGGACTTCCTGTCCAAGATTTCCACCACGATGGCTAAATCAGCCCGCGACGAACAACGCGAAGCCAAACGCCTGCGCGAATCTGTGCCTGAGTCTGCCCGTAACTACGAGGCGCTTGAGGGCATGAAGAAGGGCGGTAAGGTCAAGAAGATGGCTGCTGGCGGCTCCGCTTCTAAACGCGCTGACGGTTGTGCCATTCGCGGCAAAACTCGCGGAAAGATGGTGTAACTATGGGCGATAAAGCACTTATGGGTGGGCTGCTTGGTGCGGCTCCTGCGCTGATGGGCAAAATTGCTGGCAAAGAAAACGCTGGTTTTGGCCTCGGCATCCTTCCCGGTCTGATGTACAAAGACCAGTACCGTGACAAGCAGCGGGAGAAGGAGGCCGCTCAGGCTGCAATGAAGACGGCTCCTAGTGTTGCCAAGGCTACTGCAAAACCCGGCATGAAGAAGGGTGGCAAAGTTAAGACGATGGCGTCTGGCGGTTCCGCTTCTAAACGTGCTGACGGCATAGCCCAACGAGGTAAGACCCGTGGAAAGATGTGTTGATGTACTTGACGAGCAACATTCCGTATTTTAAATGCTGGGTGAGGAAAGAGTTCACTAATGGGCACCAGAATTATCATGGGGAGTATGTGCATGCGCTGGCAGTGGCTGTCACGACTATTCCTGATCGGTGCCTTAGTTTCCAAGTCATTTTTACGGGGTGCGAAGCAGACGATGGGAGTCAACCCAACGTTCATGGCGGTGCGATGTGGGCAAGGATGCCGATTACCGCTTTGGTTGGGGACATACCGCTTGAGCAATGGCCTGAACGTATGCAAACCCATTTGGCGCAGCCTTGGGACTGTAGTTCGTACAATCACGGTATTGTTAAGTTTCAAAGAGCGCAGCCGTCCCCTTGGCTGTGCAAAATTAACAATGAGTTTCACACGGGGCGGTATTTGTTCACAGTAGATTATGCTGAGAGTGAGGTTGCAGAAGACCCATCGCAGCATAAACAAAGTCATGTGTTGATGTTGACAGATGCAGGAAAATGGACAGGGAATATAGTGGCGTTACCTAACAATCGAGTGCGAGTTACCAGCCCAGCCTACTGGGTAACTGGAGAAGGAGCGCCCGATTTTAGACCCAGCCAATGGATTCATTGTGCGGAGCAAGACGATTCGTACATGGACCCGGAGGTAACCTTCAACAACTTGTACAAGGAGTAGTGAAAATGATGAAAGCAAAAATGGCTGCTGGTGGCGGCATGATGAAAAAAGGCTATGCGGCTGGTGGCATGCCCATGACCATGAAAGATGGCAAGAAAGTCCCAACGTTTGCGGCGGACGGCAAAGGCGCAATGGCTAAAGGCGGTGCAACCAAGGCCAAAGCCAAAATGATGGCTGGCGGTGGTATGGCAAAGTCCAAAATGGCTTCAAGCATGGGTAAAGTTCCAACTGGCAAACCAGCAATGGGAAGCGCATCAAAGCGTGCCGACGGTATTGCTATGAAAGGCAAGACTCGTGGCATGGAAGTGAAGATGGCTAAGGGCGGGAAGTCCTAACATGATGCCGAGCCGGGGCATGGGGGCAGTACGCCCCTCTAAGATGCCAAAAGCCAAAAAGATCACCCGCAAGGATGATCCGAACGAGGTCACCATGTACGCCGAAGGCGGCAAGGTTGAGTCTCGTGTCAACGAGGCGGGCAACTACACAAAACCCGGCAAACGCAAGCAACTCTTTGAGCAGATCAAGGCAGGTGGTAAAGGGGGTGCTCCGGGGCAGTGGAGTGCGAGAAAAGCACAAATGCTGGCTACGAAGTACAAAAAGGCTGGCGGGGGGTACAAGTGAGTGGACTCGCAAAAAGCCAAAAAAGCCTCAAAGCGTGGACCAAGCAAGAGTGGCGAACCAAAAGCGGTAAGCCCTCGACGCAAGGCGCAGACGCGACGGGCGAACGTTACCTCCCCAAAAGAGCAATCAGCGCCCTTAGCCCCTCTGAGTACGCCGCTACAACCCGAGCCAAGCGTGCAGGAAAAGCCGCAGGCAAACAGTTTGTGGCGCAACCTAAGCGTATTGCTAAAAAAGTTGCTCCGCATAGGAAGATGAAATGACAACGTCCGGTACCAACTCATTCAATCTTGACCTCAACACGCTTGTGGAAGAGGCGTTCGAGCGTTGCGGGTTGGAACTGCGTTCGGGCTATGACATGCGCACGGCTCGCCGTTCGTTGAACCTATTGACGATTGAGTGGGCAAATCGCGGCATCAACCTGTGGACGATTGAGCAGGGTCAGATTGCTATGACGCAGGGGACGATTACGTACTCTCTGCCCGTCGATACCATTGACCTGTTAGACCACGTTATCCGTACGCAAACAGGCATAGGACAAACGGACATCAACATCAGCCGTATTAGCGTAGATACCTACTCTACAATCCCGAACAAGAATGCTCAGGGTCGTCCGATTCAGGTTTGGATCAACCGGCAGTCCGGTGCACAGTACCCGATCAACGGCAACCAGCCCAACACGACGAACACTACGACGGGCATCAATCCGCCTAATATCAACGTTTGGCCCTGCCCTGACCAGAACAACTTCTACACCTTCGTGTATTGGCGGTTGCGCCGCATTCAAGATGCTGGCAACGGTATAAACACGCAGGACATTCCTTTCCGTATGCTGCCCTGCCTTGTGGCTGGGCTGGCGTACTACCTTGCAATGAAACTCCCTGATGCCCTGCCTCGGCTTGAAATGCTTAAGGCTGCGTATGAGGAACAGTGGGCGTTGGCGTCAAGCGAAGACCGCGAAAAAGCATCTTTGCGGATTGCGCCACGAACTATGTTCTATTGAGGTGAAGCATGCCTACTAAGTTTGCTTCCGGTAAAAAAGCGATTGCAGAGTGTGATCGCTGCGGGTTTCAATACAAACTGAAAGAGTTGCGAGAAATCGTCATCAAGACGAAGAACACCAACATTTTGGTTTGCCCCACATGCTGGGAACCCGACCAACCTCAGTTGCAACTTGGTATGTACCCGGTTAATGATCCGCAGGCGTTGCGTAATCCGCGCCGCGATAACTCGTACATCCAAGCAGGTTTGACTGGATTGCAGATTGATTCAGGTGGTGGGCCGCTTGGTTCTGGTGATCCGTCTGGTGGTAGCCGAATCGTACAGTGGGGTTGGGCACCCGTTGGTGGTAGTAGAGAGAATGACGCTGGATTAACACCCAACAATCTGGTGTTAGGCATTACACTGGGTACTGTAACAGTCGCAACAACATAGGAGTGGACCATGAAACATGAAGACGTAAAAATGGACAAAGCAACGGTGAAAAAAGCCGTCCATAAACATGAAAAAGAGAAGCATCCCGGTAAGCCGCTGACCAAGTTGGCTAAGGGTGGTAAGACCAACATGCAAATGAAGACTATGGGTCGTGGTTTGGCTAAAGTCGCTAACCAGAAAAAATCTTCGTTTACCTACAAATCCGGTGGAAGGGGTCAATGATGGACAAGCCAGTTAAACAAATTCCGATTGTTCCGAACAACAACGGATACCCTAACAATGTGCCGAACACGCAGACTGTAAAGACTCGTGGCACTGGTGCTGCGACTAAGGGTACCCACTCCAGCAAGAAACTTGCATGAACTACGCTGAACTGACCGCCGCCGTTAAGGCGTACTGCGAAAACGACTTCCCCCAAGCAGTGGGGGCAGGTGGGCTTACGTCTGCCGAACAAATCGCTCGTTTTGTGCAGCAGGCGGAACAGCGTATTTTCAACACGGTTCAATTCCCTTCAATACGAAAAAACGTCACTGGTGCAACGACCAATGGCAACAAGTATCTTTCTGCTCCGGGCGATTTTCTGGCGGTCTACTCCATTGCCGTTATTGATTCTGTGACTGGCGAGTACTTGTACCTACTCAACAAGGACGTTAACTTCATTCGTGAATCCTTCCCGTCTCCTACGGACACGGGCAAGCCCCAGTATTACGCTTTGTTTGGTCCGACTACGACCAACAACGTGCCTCCGGTCATCACGAATGAACTGACTTTCTTGCTTGGCCCTACCCCCAACGCTGCGTACAACGTTGAGTTGCATTACTACTACTACCCAGAGTCAATCACAACCGCTTCGTCTGGGCAGACTTGGCTTGGTGATAACTTCGATTCCGTCTTGCTGTACGGTTCGATGCTTGAAGCCGCGACGTTCATGAAATCCGACAAGGATGTGATGGATAACTACATGGCGCGGTACAACGAAGCATTGACGTTGGCTAAACGGCTTGGTGATGGTATGGAGCGTCAAGACGCTTACAGGTCTGGTCAAGTACGTGTTCCGGTGAGGTAACTATGGCATTTACAGGTAACTTCACTTGCAACGTTTTCAAGACCGGACTCATCAACGGTGACTTTGATTTTGGCACCGGGACTACGGATGTCTACAAGATTGCCTTGTACACCAACGCTGCGACGCTGAACCAAAACACCACCGCATACACAACTACCGGAGAAGTTGTTGCTACTGGCTACACGGCTGGAGGCAATGTGTTGACCCCAACGGTAGGGGGGCCGGATGGCACGGCGTTCATTTCGTTTGCCAACACATCTTGGTCTGGGGCTTTCACCGCACGTGGAGCGTTGATCTACAAAGATGGTGGGGCGGCTGTTTGTGTTTTGGATTTTGGTGCGGATCGGACTTCGACGACAACTTTCCAAGTTCAGTTCCCTCCGTCATCTGCAAGTTCAGCAATTATTCGTATTTCTTAAGGAGCAAGTCATGGTTAAAAATAAAGCAAAGTCCACCGATAAAGTTAGCGCCAGCATGGCGCTCGGTGGCGGCTCTCAAGAGGGCGCTCGCGGAGGCGGCGTTTTCCATTTTGAGTGCTACGACAAAGACGGCAACCTCAAGTGGAAGGACGAGGCCAAGAACCTTGTTGTGAACGTCGGTTTGAAAGACATGAACGACAAGTATTTCACTGGCACGACCTACACTGCGGCTTGGTATCTTGGTCTCATTACAGGCCCGGGTTCTGGTACAACCATTGCCGCTGGCGACACCATGCTGACTCATGGTGGCTGGAGTGAAAACACTTCTTACAGTCAAGCCAACCGCCCTGCTTGCTCTTTCGGCGCGGCAACGACTGCCGACCCCTCGGTGATCAGCAACTCGGCCTCTGTGGCGGTGTTTTCAATCAATGGCACAGCAACAATTGCTGGCGCATTCTTAACGAACGACAACACCAAAGGTGGCACTTCAGGAGTTTTGTTCTCTGCTTCTGATTTCCAGTCTCCGGGTGATCGTTCCGTCGTCTCTGGCGACACGCTGAATGTGACTTATCAATTCAGTCTTGACGCAGCATAAGGAGAAGACATGGCTACGAAATTCATCAAGGGTCAGGAACTCAAAGTCAAAACCGTTGTCCCTCAAGGTCCGGTTCTTGCGCTTCGCATGACAGAGGATGGGGTGTTTTATTACCTCATCGGCTGGATGGAT